GTTGAGACTTTCGACACTGTTAGTAAGCCCTGCAGGAATACGGGCAGGATCTACATAGTCGCTGTAGCGTTGTTTGCCTACAAACGTGGCATAAAAGCCACTGAGTGCAGGCAAAAACAATGCGTAGTCTTTTTGTCGTGGTTCAAGATCAACAGTTTCCATTGGTTCTCCTTACTTGGTTACCATTGGAATGATGTAATCGTAGCTAACAAGTCCGCTGTCTACTGTAATCATGATACCAAGATCGCCCATTTGTATCTTTTTATCGCCAGCCATATTGAGTGCTCCGAGCACAAATCCGCTAGGTGCAGCAAAACTATAACGTGCACTAGCGTCTACGTCACTTTGGAATACAAAGCTACCACTGTGACTACTAGCATCGCCTACACTAGCACGAACTTCGCCGTCGGCTACATCAAATTGCACAACTTTTTCATCTGGGTGTGCACTTACTTGATATTTTAGTCGTGTAATACTGCTTACACTAGGAGTAAACTCTACAGGAAAATTAGCACGCATTGCCAGTTTCGGCTCAACACTTTCAATAACTTTCTGGCTCATCAGGCGGAAATCGTTTTTGAAGTCGCCTGCAGCATTTTTAAAGTGAATGTTAAACGGAATCACAGCATCGTCAGATTGCTTAGTAACCATTGCAATGCTAGCACTTTCGTCGTACTCAGGAATGTTTAGCAGTGTGTTTAGCAGCGACAAGTTAGGCAATCCAAATGTTCCTGCAAAGTCAGGAATTGGTGCATGTGTTTTTGCTTTAAGCACTAGTTGCTTTTCTGTTTCAGTTGCACTGATACTTGTACCATCGTCGTCGCAATCGATGCGCAGTTGATTAAAAGCACTCAGTGGAAGGGTGTGTTTGACAATGTCAAGTAAATAGTCTCTCATTGATATATCCTTTTCAATTAGTTTAAGTTTAGTTGATTTTTAGTTATGTGTCAATATTATTTAGAAAATTTTGCCACTCACGAAATTTTCTTGCAATAAGATTTTTTTCGCTCATTTTTTCAATATCTCGTGCTACACGTTTTATTATATTTTTACTATCTTTTATTCGCCCAATGCTATAGGTCAATTTGCTAACATGTAAAATTGACTCAAGCACACTTGAGTGTGTGTAGTCATTGTTGTATTGTAAAAGTGCACTGTTTAGGTGGTTGATAGCGTTTTGCAGCTTTTTCTGGAGAACCTTATCATTTCCTAGCTGACGTTGTGCGTCGAGGTCTTTGAGGAGTTTATCTCTTTCTTTTAGTAATTTGAGATCGTGCTCTAACTTGCTACGAGATGCTTTGCTTTTTCTGTATTCTTCGGTTTCTTCNAGACGTTTTTTTGCTAGTTGGCTTTCGTTGGGCAAAACTAACCCCAGCTTGTTGGTGATAGGCAGTTCTGGCATGTTTCCAATTTTTTGATATATTGCAACTTTGAACGGATACCCGTCGAACTCATGGCTAGATATTTCTACTAAATTATTTTCGGATGTGAATCGATCCAAGCGTTCTTTCCAAAAAATCGGAACAGGATGGTCTTGGGTAAATTTTGCACCATTAATACTATGTGCGTCAGCATAATTAAAAACAAAAAATCCACCTGGGCGTAGGAGTTTTGCTACCATTGTAACATCATTGAAAATTTTCCCTTGTGCCATAAACGGGTAATTATTCCATGATACACACATTCCTATACTCGATTCTTCGAGATGCGATTCGGCTGTTTTCTTAGTATACTTGCATATCTTCTTTTGACTTTCGGCCGGCAATGCTTTTAATAAGTTTTCGCAAGGAAGTATGCGGTCGTCAATAACGTAAAAAGGATCACCTGATATTATGTGTCTAATAAGACTGCCTGTATTTGGATCTATATATGCTATTGGAAATTTCCAATCAACATATTGCCCAACTAATCCTAAAAACTTGTCAACAATAAAGTCATCTTCCCAAGGCTGTATGCGGTTTAAATAAGTTTGATCGTCCTCGTTGGGGATCCAGGCAACAGTCTGGTCATGTCTTCTGTCATTTAATATTTCTAGGGTCGTTTGGTTTTTAATTTTAACACAATCTTCTAGGAAAGCGTCAACATAATATTTGAGTTCTTTAAGATAATCGTCTAACGCATCTTGCTCGCACTGCCAGAAGTATTGGCAGGTTTCGCTGCTAAACATTTCAAGTAATCTTGTTTGCATTGCAGAAATTTTGCCAGTGTAACCAAATGCAGAGTGGTCGATTATTGAATGCAACTTTTTAGTTAGTTGATCGTTATCAGGATAAGTTACAGACTTAGCTATGTTCCCTTCAACTTTTGATCTAAACAATTCAAGACGCTTGATATTTTTGTTTATGCTATTTTGGTTGTTGTTGTGTATAGCAGTGTATGGATCAGTTATGTTTTTTAAATTGTTGCAAAACTCGGCTATGTCATTGTATCTCTTAGTATCAAACTTCTTAGCTTGCGATAGTAAGTTAGCGAACCACGAATCAACAGTCTCTGAAGACAGTAAATTTCCACTGAGCTTTAACTGTTGCACTTCTGCAATTTTTAAGTCAACAAAAAACATCTCAAGTTGCTGCTCCATTGCAACGATATCTGTTAACTGATAGGTCATTGCATAGCAAACATATCTGCAAAAGCGTTGTTGCTACCGACACTAACTCTTAGATCCCAATTGAGAACTCCTAGTAGGTTTTCTACTTTCTGTGTTACAATAGTATCTTCCATTAGACTCTGGTCAAACGGCAACTCTTTAAACCAGTCCGGTAAGTGCGCTTGGTCTGTAGGATATGCAACACTAGTAAGCCCCATTGGATTCGACTTTAGCTTGCACACAATAACTTTTTGTCCGTCTGAAATAGCACCACTATATTTGTCGCCGTGCATTTTGCGCAATCGGTTCCAGTTAATTGCTGCCATAACATGTCCTACTCCGCAGCGCCCAGTTTTTTCATACTGTAGTGTATACTTGGTTAAGTTGTTTACACGCTTGGGTGTTCCTTTTTCCCAAGCCGGCAAATCTCTAAATTCAGTTTTAAACTCCTTGATCATGTTAATTGCTTCGTCTTTTGTAGCACTGTCTAGTACAATCTTCAGCAGTCGGCTTAGAAAGTCTTGCACAAACTTAGGAGTGTCACTGCGTTTAAGATCCAAGCCCATTGCTTTAATCTTTCCGGACTTGCCGTCGACGTCCAGTCGAGTGCCTTCCATGTCAAAAATGTCCACTGCATAGCGTTTCTTCTTGATAAACAAGCCTTTTCCAGCAATTAGTTCTCTGCCGCCTTGTATAATTGAACCCAAGTTGCGAGGGCAGTTGAATGCTCGTTCCATAAAGCCCGGAAAGCTATCATTAAGTTGATCTGAAATGCTGTCGTACACTTGTATACAAACTTCTTTGGTCCACTCAGTTTCGCCTGACTCAACTGAGTCTTTGATGATGGGCCAAGCACTAAAGTACACAGAGTCAGTATCGCCGTAAATAACTGCATCGCCTACATGATTATATTCGCCTGTGATTGCTTCGTTAACAAAACTATCCATGTGTTTGGCAATACTACGTCCTGTAAGTGTAGTTGATTGTCCAATACGTTTATCGAAGAATCTACAACCTGGGTTAAGAATAGCACCATACAAACTGTTCAAGTTAATCTTCTTAACTAGCTGACGTTTGTCCCAAAACTCAATATCTGAAGTTTCGGTTGCTTGTTTCTTTTTGCCTTGCATTACTTTACGCTCGGCATACCAAGTGTCAAGCAAGTCTGGAATAATACCAACTTGGCTGTATTTAAAGATAGTACCGTTTGCACTAAGCGTCCATTTCTGCCCACTGGCAAAAATCAAGTCGTGTATGTCCTTGGCAGTTAGATCGTCGCTGCCGGATGGCTCCCAGTCAATTGTAATCATTACGTCATCACGACGTGTCATTACCGCTTCATACTCCAATGTTCCAAACAATCCTTCCCAAGCATCAGCAAAGCTTTTCTTTTCCTCGGTCATTCTCTTTTCAATGTATTCGTCTGTTATTACTGGTCGCAACTGGCCAACAATGGTTTCTGGGCCCATGTTTAGTGCACGAATTGCACTAGGATACAGACTGTTAATGTCAATTGCGCCGATCCATTCGTGCATGCCCTTTTTAGGGTGTGCAACATATGCACCAGCAGCCTGTGTGTTGCCTTCGTGCCGAGTACGATTAGGAACAATCAAATTTTGCTTGTGTGCGTGGTTGATAATAGCTTGTTCTGTAACAGCAACAGCACCCATTGTAGTAGGCATAAGCACTGTGTTTTCGTGTGCAAGCTGGTTTGCTAGGTCCATAAACTTTAGCTTCTTGTCTAGTTTGTCCAGTAGCGCAACGTCTTGTCTGTTATATTCAATAAACTTTTCAAAGTCGTTGTTGTACAGCGAATCTAGTGTGCCTTCGTATGCAACTTTCTTTTCGTCTAGTTCGTATTCACCAATTGCATCGAGGCTGTAACTGTGTCGTTCTTCGTATGTGTATTTGCGATACAATTGCATGTAGTCAACATGCACACGTCCGATTAAATCGTATGTAATTTGTTCAGCACCGAACCGTTCAAATGTACGTTGTTTAGGAAGTTTGTCCCACAAGCAGAAGCGTCTAGTATCGTTTTTACTAAGCACACGAGTTACACGTGTAACCATATAAGGAATATCGTATCCTTCGCTGTTCCATCCGCTTACAATGTCTGCATCCTCTAACAAGTCTAGACATACTTTTAGCATTTCGCCTTCATCATCGAACATCATAGTGTTGTCAAATTTTGCAGCAATTTCGTTTGCTGTTTCCATGCTCATGCCCTTAGGAGGCAATGCTAGNGTTACTAGCTGGTCAAGCCATTGTAGGTGTACAGTAATTGCAGTAATTGCACTAAACGCCTCCGAGGGACTACTAAATCCACGTGCAGGGTCAAAATCAGTTTCGATGTCAAGGAATGCAACATGCATTTTAGGAGCATCAACATTTAGATACTTTTCACTCAAGCACCGGAATACTGGGTTGATATCACTTTCCCATAGACGCTTGCCTTCGTGTGACTTTAGTTCTCTACGGAATTCCTTGCTGCTTTTAGTAGCAAACTTGCTTACAGGTGTGTCATAGATAGTGCGATGTTTTCCGCGTGGGTCGTCGTAATAAAAAACATAACTAGCAGGATATTCATTATAAATGCGCTTGCCATTGATTCGTTCAACTACGTGTATTCTGTCTGTGTCTCGATCAATGATAGCGTCAATGTAACTCATTTAGTTTCCTTTTGTTCTTTTAAATATACATGATATTGTTGCTGATGTCAAGCCAAACGGCATCTGTGCAGCGGTAAAGTAGGCAACATTGTTGCCTACCTCTACTAGTTATCTAACATTGTTAGAGTAGCCGGTCAATGGTCCTTGCCAACTGCGACAAGAATATCTTCCAGCATACTATAATCCTCACTGGTGCGACTAAAGTCGCCTTTGTGTGCAATTTTAATTGCTTTGTTTAGCACTGCTGGCTTTACTTGCATTTCTTCTGCAATAGCTTTTACAGTGTCTTTGAGACCACCATTAAGATCCTCAACTTCCTGCATTACAGTGCTACCTTCGCGGATCAACTGGGTGAGTTTATCTTTTTCTTCTTGGGTGAAGTTTCTAACAGACATATCGATATCCTTATCGCGCTTTGCTCTTATTGCCACTTACTTTAACTGTGACAAACTGGCGATTGGTTTCTTCTTTGTTGGGATTTTCCATTGTAAACTTAACAGTTTTGCCACGTGCTAGCGCTTTCATTTGGTTGAGCAAACGATCTCCACTTGCAAGATATGCAGATCTTGTAAGACGTTTTGTTCCGTTGCTTACATTGCTATGAATACCGGCACTTACGTTGCCTTTACTCTTTCCGCCTTTTTTACCCATTGTGTATTTCCTTTTGTATGTTGATATAATAACAACTATACTATCTTAAATCCATAGTGTCAACAAATAAAAATAACAAAACTAATTTAAGTTACCAGGCTCTGCAACTCCAATAACGAGCTTTTGTCTTGGGCCCTGGGTTATCGCAGTTGTGGCGTGCACGAAAACTTTTGCGACGACTAGGGTCGCTTTTTTTAATCTTCATTGTTTTTTCGTTGCCTTTGCCCTGATGGCCAAACCGTACCATTTTTACTTTGTCGCCATCTTTTACATACACTTTAAACTTTTTAGGCTCGTCTTTGCCTGTACGTATTGGTTTGTTTAGCGTTACTTTTTTGCCCTGGTATTCGGCTTCAAACAAATCATTTTCATCAATGCTGTATGCAAGGTAACCAAACTCTTTGTGAAAATCCTGCGAATCTTCAAGAATGATTTCGTCGTTGTTGACTGATTCATTTAGTATATCATTGATTTTCATTTTATTGTTTCCTTGACTTTACTTACCGTCGTCTATACAGTTATTGACTCTCTTGCCGCCCTTCATTTTGGTTGGCTTGGTTGGGTGAATCTTTTTTCCGTCCCAGCATGCTGGTCCGCCAGCAGGCGATTTCTTTTCATCTTCGTTCATTGCCTTGTTCTTGGAGTAGCAATCACAGTGCTTGCAATCTGGACCACATGAGCATTCTGTTACAGGTTTGCCGCAACATGCGTCTGGGCACATTTCAACAGCTTCGTCAATGTCCGTATTTGTAGTTTGCATAGTGTAGTTGTAAATGGTGTCATAGTCTTGCATTGTGACTGCACCTGTTTTACTGAGGCGTGTTAGAATTTCAGTTAGATAATGCAATGGAACATCGTCGTCGATGCCTTCTCTAACTAGTTCAATGATGCGCAAAAATGCAGGAACATTTACCCGAATAATGTCTTCGCCGGTTACTGTGTCGCTGTCTTCTTTAATTAACAATATGTTGTCTAGTTTTGTAGTAATATTACTAAAAAAATTGTTGTTCATAGTTTAATCCATACCTAATCTAAATCTGTGTCTTGGTACTAATTTTGTTTTGCTGTTTGCAGCAACATACCCTTCGCCACCGCGCTCTCCTGCAATATTAGCAACAACATCTTGATCTGCTTGATCTAACTGATCAATCACATTGTTTTTTAGTGCTTGTATTTTTAACACAAGAGCAAATATCACTTTGAAATATTTATATTCTGGCAGTGCAAATATTTTGGCTTGTTTGTTTGCACTAACTTTACTGTTTTTCAGCCAATCTTCAAAACGATTTTCTAAGTTTTTAAAATCACCAGCACGACTCATTTGGTTTACATATGTATAGATTATGTTTTTAATGTCGCTCAATCCCGGCTTTGGAGCAAGCAAATTGTCAATGCCAGCTGCATATTTTTTAACTGCAGCCTCAATGGTGTCAATTGCTTGTGTGTTTATTTTTGGTGCACTCTGTGCAATAACAGGAGGCATAATAAACAGTTTGCCCTCTATTAGCGCATCTGCGTCAGCTTTGGTTTTGTTGTTGTCTAGGTCAGTGAATGTGTGCACTACTACGCCTACGTTGCTTCTACCAATGCGTTTGCCTATTTCGCTGTCTGCTTTTACGCTATATGTTACTTTGTTTGGAGTAAACACATAGTGATTGTCTTGTACCGGCGGCGTTTCTTTGTACAGCAAATCGCCATGAAAGAATCCTCTAACGCCTGCTGGTGTTGCAGATTCAAACGCACTCCATGTATTTGCCATGTCTACGGCATATTGCTTACGCTCGTCTGTGAGTTCTTTACTGCCACGATTCATAATCATGTTGGCAAGATCTTTTGCACTAGTTACTCGACCATTGTATTTTTTAGCACCAAAGCCTGCTAAGTCAGTGAGTATAAATTCGCCGTCTTCGTTTCTGCCAAATATTACGGCAGGTGTTCCGTCCCATTTGATACTAACATCACTTACATCACTGCCGAGCTTTTTAAGCACATCTAGTGCTTCTAGTCCACCCGAAGCACCGTCGACAAAAATTAAATCTTCTAAGTGCTGCAGCTCTCTGCCAACTGTGCGTT